AGCTTTAATAATGTATCATTAGATCCAAAATCATCTAATTATATTTCAAGAATAATTGGTGATCAAACACAAGTAGTAAGAGGATCAGGAACAGATGTTTACTTACAAACAACTGGATCTTATGCTAATGCTTCAAGATACGTAAGAGTAAAAGAAGTTAATTTCAAAACTCCAGATTACCTAGATAATAGCGGAACAGCAAAAACAGAATATACAGCTTCAATACCAGTAGCAGCTTCAGGAACATTTGGAGATGCATTAGGTAGTATTTTAACAGGAACTGGAAAATATTATGATCAAATTGATGGTAATGATACTCAAGGATTAGTTGGAGGTAATTATACAACAGCATTTAATTTATTAGCAAATAAAGACGATTTTAAATATAATATTATATCAACACCTGGTTTAGTATACTCAGAAGGAGATTATAAATCAGTATTAAATACTTTAATTGCTAATACAGAAAATAGAGGTGATAATATTATAATATTAGATCTTGAATTATATGCTTCATCAATAACAGCAGCTACAACAACAGCTAATGATAAAGATACTTCATACGCCGCATCATATTGGCCTTGGTGTATGGTAACAGATCCAGATTCAGGACAAAGAGTTTGGGTTCCAGGTGGAACCTTAATTCCAGGAGTTTATGCTAATAATGATAGAACAGCAGAAGCATGGTTTGCACCAGCAGGTATTAACAGAGGTGGATTGAGTCAAGTAATTCAAGCAGAAAGAAAATTAACTCAAGCTAATAGAGATGATTTATATATTAATAAAGTAAATCCTATTGCAACCTTCCCAGGAAGAGGAGTAGTAGTATTTGGTCAGAAAACATTACAAAATCAAGCATCAGCTTTAGATAGAGTAAATGTTAGAAGATTATTAATTGCACTTAAAAATTATATTTCTCAAATTTCTGATAATTTAGTATTTGAACAAAATACAGCGGCTACAAGAAATACATTCTTAAGCCAAGTTAATCCATATTTAGAATCAGTACAACAAAGACAGGGTTTATACGCGTTTAAAGTTGTTATGAATGAATCAAATAATGGACCCGATGTAATTGATAGAAACGAATTAAGAGGTGCTATATACATACAACCTACTAAAACGGCTGAATTCATTTACTTAGATTTCAACATTTTACCAACTGGAGCAGAATTCCCAGCGTAAAAATTAGAAAGTATAATATTTATAACTGAATAAAAAAAATTAAATAAAAAATAAAATGGCAGTATTAGATCCAAACGAAATATTTTTCACAGCATTTGAGCCAAAGGTAGCTAATAGATTTATCATGTACGTAGATGGTTTTCCATCATACATTATTAAAGGAATTAGTGGATTAGGGTTCGCACAAGATGAAATTACATTAAACCACATTAACACTTATAGAAAAGTTAAAGGTAAATTAAGATGGAATGACATTACGATGCAATTATTTGACCCAATTACACCATCAGGGGCACAAGCTGTGATGGAGTGGGTTAGATTACACCACGAATCAGTAACTGGTAGAGATGGTTACTCTGATTTCTATAAAAAAGATTTAACAATTGATGTGTTAGGTCCTGTAGGTGATGTTGTTTCTGAATGGATCATAAAAGGAGCATTTATCAAAGACGGATCGTTTGCTGATATGAATTGGGATACTGATGGTGAAGCTCAAAACATTGATTTAACTATCGGAATGGATTACTGCGTGTTAAATTTCTAAAAAGAAATAACATATTTTTTAAAAAGAGCTTGGCCTTCCCGTCAAGCTTTTTTACATTATATATATGTATACACGAATAATAAAGTTATAATTAAATAAAATTTATATGGAAGATATTAAGTTCCCAACAGAAATGGTAGAATTGCCTTCAAAAGGTTTAATTTATCCTAAAGATCACCCCCTTCGTAGTGGTAAAGTAGAAATGAAGTATATGACTGCTAAAGAAGAAGACATCCTCACAAACCAAAACCTTATTGAAAAGGGAACAGTTTTAGAACGATTGTTAGAAGCTTTAACTATGAAAAAGTTTGATGTTAAAGATATTGCTACCGGAGATAAAAATGCTATATTTATGGGAGCTCGTATTTTAGGATATGGTGCTGAGTATAAATTTACACATGATGATAAAGAAATTGTTATGGATTTATCAACTATAGAACCAAAACCCTTTGATTCATCCCTAACGGATGAAGATGGATATATTAATTTCCTCCTACCAAAATCACAATTAGATATAAAATTTAAAATCTTAACTGAAAGTGATGAAGTAAAAATTAAAAACGAAATAAAAAGTTTATCTAAATTTAAAGGAAACTCAGGAGGTGAAGTAACTACAAGATTAAAATATCAAATTGTTTCTATTAGAGACAACGATGATAAAAATGAAATTAAATCTTTTGTAGAAAACCATTTATTAGCTCAAGATTCAAGAGCTTTAAGAAATTATATAAAAGATGTATCCCCTGATGTTGATTTAACTTACACATTAGATAATGGTAAGGAAATATCAATTCCTATATCTCTAAATTTTTTCTGGCCGGATCTCTAAACCAAATAATAGCATATAGAGTTTCGGTTTTTAATGCAATTCATGAAATAGTATTCCACGGTAATGGTGGGTATGATTATACTACTATATATAATATGCCTATATGGTTACGTAAATTCACATTTAATAAAATCAAACAATGGTTTGATGCTGAAAGTGAAGCACGTGCTAAAAGTACAAAGGGAGCTAATGAAATAGATATAGCAAATCCCGATAAAAGCAAAATACCCCCAAAGCAGGTAACACCCCCTAGTTATGTTATGAAGGCATCAAAGAAATAGTATTTTCTAATATTTATAACAAAACACCACTCTAATGCCCGGTAAAGACGAAGTATCAAAGGAAAATATAAAGAACCAAAAGGAATTAAATTCTGAGGTTGAAAAAAATCTATCGTTTGAAGAGGAAATTTTATTTATTCTTAACAAACGGAGGGGTATTGAGGGGGAAACCTTAAAAGATCAACAAGATATTAATAATGTCCTTGCAGATCAAACAAAACAGTTAAAATTTCAAATATCAGAAAAAAGAACAATTAAATCCTTATCTGATAAAATAAGTAAAATTGCATCCTCTGCCTATACTATAAACCTTGATGAATTAGGTCTTGATAAAACAAAATCTAAACTAAAAAAAGAACAGTTAGATTTAGATAAATCTATTCAATCTTTAATGATTGAACAAAATAAACTAAACGCAATAGGGGGTAGATTAAATATAAATTTATCAAATTCTATAGGGATGCAGGTTGAAGAAGCTATTAAATTAAAAGCAGCAATTGAAGGAATCCAAGAAGAATCTCGGAAGGTAGAAAAAAGTTTTGGTTCAAAATCATTTGGGGGTCTATCAAAAGTAGTTGGTTCAATTCCAGGTTTAAAGGGACTATCAGCACCTTTTGAAGCAGCCGCAGAAGCCTCAAGAGCACAAGGTGCCGAAAATCTTAAAAACTTTGGCACCGTTGAGGGAATATCGAAAGCACAAGTTAAAGAAAACAAGCAAACTAATATCGGACTTGACTTATTTAAAAAGAAGAGAAAGGAAGGGATGGGGATGCAAGAAGCTCTTAAACAATCAAAAATTACCGCAGGACAAGTTAAAATAGGTAAATTACCTGTTAAAAGTATAGGTACATTTAAAGCTGGTTTTAAATCATTAGGTCCTGTTATAGCAAAAGCAATGGGTCCTTTAATTTTAATAGATTTAGCTGTTAAAGCCATTAAGTTTTTTGTTGACGCTATGTTAGGTGCATCAAAGTACACAGCAGAGATGTCTCGAAATATGTTAATCAGTCGTGAATCCGCAAGGGAATTATATAAGACAACAAAACTTCAAGCTGATAAATTTAACCAAATATCTAAAGAACAAGGCAATCAAACTATATTAGCTGCTGATTATCGAAAAGCCTTAAGTACTATTAATTCTCAATTAGGGGTACAATTAGACTTATCAAGAGGGTTTGGTCAACAAGTTACGGATAATGTATTAGAAGTAGCAAGAATGCAAGCGAATTTTGGGTTAAGTGCTGAATCTGCAACTCAATTATTTGCGGAATCTGTTAAAACCGGTACATCTCTTCAAGATAATAATAAAGAACTATTTGGTAACCTTCAAATAATGTCAACTCAATCTGGGATACAAGTTGATATGAATAAAACTATTGAAGAAGCTGCAGCTATTCAAGGTAATTTAAGAGCTAATTTTAAGTTCATTACTAATAATATAGCACAAGCAGTATTCCAAGCAAAATTATTAGGTTTAAATTTATCCCAAGTTGCAGGAGCTGGAGAAAAATTACTTGATTTTGAATCCTCTATAGGAGCTGAAATGGAAGCTGAGTTACTTATAGGTAGACAATTAAACTTAGAAAAAGCAAGAGAGTATGCCTTAATGGGTAATACTAAAGGCTTAATGGAAGAAATATCAAAAGAAGCTGGAACTCAGGAAGATTTCTTAAATATGAATATCATTCAGAGAAAAGCATTAGCAAATGCTGTTGGGATGGAAGTCAATGAGTTAGCTGATATGTACGAGAGTAAGGCTAAAAATGATGCTCTAGCTGAAAAAAGTCTAAAACTCCAAAACCAATTAGAAAAAGAAGGAATAGTAATAAGAAAAGATGCCGATGGTAATATTCTTAATTCTATGGCTGAAATTGCAGCATCCTCTAGAGCTACGGGAAAATCAGAAAAAGAAATAAGAGATATATTAGGTGGTCAGGTATACTTAAGAAAGCAAGAAGAGGATTCTACCCAAAAATTTAACAAAGCTTTGGGTCAAGCAAAAGAAGCATTTGCAAATTTAGTTGATGGTGGTCTTTTAGATAAACTTATAGCAGGTTTAACCGGGTTAGTAGAAAGTTCTTTATTTTCTGGGTTTGTTGAAGAAGGAGAAGCAAGCTCTTTAGCTGCGATTGCCGAGGATGAAGAAAAAGCTAAAAAATTCAATCTAACAGATGACGAAAAGGAAACATTAAAATCTGCTGAAACACAAATTACAGGTATAGAAAAAGCAGCTACAATCGCAGGTTCGGCAGCAGCTGGGGCAGCAACAGGAGCTCTAATAGGAAGTATAGTACCAGGTATAGGTACAGCTGCAGGAGCCATAATTGGTGGTCTTTGGGGGGGTCTATCATCTGCTTTAGCAACAGGTATTGTAGATAATATACAAGAAGAAAAATTAGAAGATGCTAAAGAAATTGCAAAAACTAAAGGAATTGATGGGTTTGCTGTAGATGATTTTATCCTAAGACCAGGACAATCACCAATTAAATTTAATAAAGACGATTTATTAATAGGAGGAACAAGTTTAGAAGGTAGTGGTGGTAGTGGTAATAGTAATA